GCGTGTAAACTTTAAATTCTACCTCTTGAAAGTTTTCTTTCTTGCTTGGAATTTTTTTGACTTCTCTTGAACCACCCCATGCCCAGTGCTGAACATCATACTTTACATTACCCTTCTTATCATCGGCAATAATTTCAATTGGTTTTGCTTTTCTTGTATTCCACCATCCATCACGAATACTATCTAAGAATGCCTGATAAGCAATAATTTCTCTTCGGATCGGATCAACTTTTAGAGACGCATAAAGTGATGGATCCCATTCGCCTAGGTCTTCACCATTAGCACCTTGTCTCCTACCAAAAGAGACTTGAGCAGGAGCACAACTTCTAAAATCATACTCCTCAAAGTCCTCCTCATTTTCAAAGGTTTGAAGAGTTCCTACTTTATCGGGGGGACAAAGACTTGCAATAGCAACTGCTCCAGAACCTAATCCTTCAAGGTCAACGATGTCAATTTGAGGTGGGAATCTATATCCATAACCACCATCCACAACATCAACACCAAGAAGTGATCCATCATTTCCAATCACAGCATTCGCATTCGCTCCTACTCCACCGCCACCATTAATATAAACTCTAGGAGAACCTGGAGTCCCGGTCGCATCTTGTTTAAGAGAACCATCTGGATTGTAAATATCTAATCCAAATGTATTGACACTCTCCTGATCACATCCATTAGTAGGAATTCTGTTTGGTAAAAGATCATCAGGAGTGAGTTGATTCACCTCATTAATATTGAGATACCTAATCAGATCTCTATTTTTAAAAATAAACTGGGTGCCAGGATTCAGCGCAGCATATTGATTGGCTTCATATCTGCTGATACCATCAACGTACCCTCTATCAGTCGAAATATATCCGACTTTAATGTCACAAATAGTGGCAGGTCCGAAGAGGTTGAATGACATTATTGATTATATCTTGTCTTCATATTTTGTATTTATCAGGTTGATACAAACTTATTTTATCCACCTTCTTGACCAGCACGAATCGCAGCTTCTCTTCGTCTTTGAATCTCTTCATATCTCTCATTTCCAAGTTTTGCTCTTCGACGTGCTTCTCTCTCTGCTGGTGTTTCATTAGGCGGTGGTGTCGTTGCTGTTGAACTAGGTGTATTTAAGTTCTCATCCCACGCCAATACCTCATCAGGTTGTCCAGGTGGTTGGGGAGGTGGGGGAGGTACTTGAGATCCACTTGGTGGTGTATCTTGCTGACCACTAGTTGGTTGAATATATCCTGGTTGTTCCCCTGGTGCAGCGACCTCGGCAGGATCCTGTGCTGCTGCTGCCTTCTCGACTGCTGTGTCACTAGGCAGTTTAGCGTCTGGTTGACCCGCACCACCACCTTGAATGGTATAGTAATCATCAACGGGACAGTTAGGTTCTAATTCACAACCAAATAAATTGATTTTGATATTCTCAAATCCAAGTGCTGCGGTAAGACTACCTGAGATATCTGGAATCTTATTCATAAGTCCATCAAGTGCTCCGCTGACCCCAGCAAGTTGTTTTTGAATATCTTCTAAGAAGTTATCAAGGTTTTGGATGAGTGAATTATTTGCCTCATTAATTTCTGGTGCTGCCACAGCAAAGACTTGTGCTGTAATATCCTCTGCATAACAAGGAGGAACTTTAGGTGCTAACCTTCTATATGCTTCATCATCGCCATTTGAATTAGCAGCAGCTGCCTTTGCCTTATTCTCAAGTCCAGCAAGATCAAGTGCTTTGTCAAGAATTGCCTGAATTAAATCACATAACCCTTGAGTAATCTTATTATAAAGACAAAGAATTAACTCGGTGAGCATCTTCTTCATGTCTATAAAAAGAGATCTCATACTAGATGGCAAAGCAGCAACCACAGTTGTAAGTGCTTCATTCAATTTTTTCAACACAAACTCCATGACTTTATCCAGCATGGGTTTGATATACTTTGCAATCTCACATGCAGCGTTCCTTAGAATTTGCTGAATGTCCTCAATTGTGTTTGATACCTTATCAATATAACTTTGAAATGTGTTTACATACTTTTCTATCTTCTTGACAAGATTGTCAAGCACCGTCTGCAATCCCTTGGAGTTTGATTGTGGGAAACTACAAACACTCAACATCACCTTCTTCTGACGGTAATGATCGTTCCTTTTTGTGTCAGCAGCAGAGATGACAGTAACGTCATCAACACCCTCAAGTGTTGGTCCTGGTTGAACTGGTGCAATTGGAGAGTTTGCTGCTTTCTTACGATTGCGAATACCCTCAGCAACTCTCCTCTGTTTTAGATCCTCATATTCTGGACTTCCCTTTTCGTATCCAAGTGCCTCTGCTTCAGCAACTGCACTACGCATATCAGCAAATTGCTCTTTTGTCAGAGATTTGCTGGGATCTAATCCATACTGATTAAGTTGAGCACCAGGAGATGGTTCTGCTTCTTCCTGTTGCTGTGCCTCTGACTTAGGTTTGGTAACCTTGAGATCATCATCAGGGACAACTGGGTTAGGACCACCTTCCGCTGGTGTATTTGGGGGCGGATTTCTACCCTCTGCATATCCACTTGTAGCAAGTGGACCAGGATTATTATTTGTAACTCTATTGTCACCAATCTTTGCAGATAGTGGAACCTGAACATTATGTCCAAGCACTCCCATGATGACTGGTATCTGTTGATCCTGTCCATCAAGGAAGAATCCAAATACCATCATACCTTGTCTTAGGTTTGATGTATGAGTCGCAGAAGTTTGCCCGCCACCACCGGTGACAGGATACATTATCTGTGCCCAGGGAAGTTGATCAGAATCAATAGACTCTTCACCTTGATCGTGAAGACCGATGATTCTTACCTTGTATCT